GGTTATTTTGATCACCAAATCAATAATGACTGTCTTAAAGATGAGCTTCGCGATCACGAGCGTGTGAACCTACACAAGACTCGTGTTTTTAATGTAACTGACTTCGTTGACAATCTTTTAATCAAGATGGCTCTTGGTGACTTGATCATTCGTTTTTCCGACAATGCTTATGTAACGCCAGGGGCCTGTGGAGTTAATCCTACTGGTTCCATGTGGGGTCAATATTATCGTCAATTCAAACATTTTCAGACTGTTTGTGACGGAGATGTTGCCCAATGGGATCATTGTGCTCCAATGATTAATAAGAAACCTGTTTGTTCCTTCATTCAGGATTGCTACGGAGGGAATCCTAATTCCTTTCGCGTGCGATTCGCTTGTTGGGCCTATATAGGTGCCCGTGAAGCCATCCGCTTCAACCAAGGAAAAGGGCGGTTGCTATGCTCCGGGAATACTTCCGGAAACTGGTGTACTACCTTTTTCAACACAATAGACAACATTATTTTCCATTGTGCAATTTGTATTTGGCTTGCAGAAATGAACGGCGAAGACCCTATCGCCGCATTAGCCCTTCTGGTTCTCAGGATTTATTCTGATGACAACATATCTGCTTTGCCTTATTCTTGGTGGAACATGCAGAACATCTCTCATGGTTTTTTTACTTTGTATGGTATTACCTTTACCGACACAGACAAGAATGCTATTTCTGATGGTGCTGCCCACACTATTGATGACGTCTCCTTCCTTTCTCGAGGGTTTCGAAATGAAAATGGTGTAATTTATGCTCCGCTAGCTAGGGAATCTTTGATTGCTCAGTTGTTTTTTGTGCGTGTTCCTAAGAACATGCGTGGAAGCGCTGAGTTTGTCTTGGAACAACTCCAGCAAAATCTCGACAACGTGTCTCGTGAACTTTTAGAGTGGCCTTTTGAAGAGGCTCTCGTAGTGCGTACTTGGATATTGACTGCCATTGAGGAACACTCATGGCCATTGACGTTCCAAATGTTTGATATGTCTGATAGGACACTCAAGCTTGCGTACTATTAACCACTTGACACAACAGACCTCGGTAAGTCTATAAACTGCCCCTATGACCTGGGACGTCGGTAAACTCCCTAGCGCCCGTGCTACTCACGCGGGTCGTGTTTGTATGTTCACTCAAAATATACCTCTCTTAGTATTGTCCCAGCTACGTGTAGCAGTACTAAACTCGCAATGGATAAGATAGAAAACACTCAGTCCAAAATTCAGACAACTTCTGATTTAGCCCAATTCGTGGGCCCCGATGTTTCAACCCTTCCTCCAGTACCTCAAATCCGTAAGGATGAGAGCATTGTAGAGTCCGATTCTCTTGATTGGACCAAACGATTGTTTGCGATGCACGAACTTGTGCATGCGTCAACTACTGGATGGAGTGTTGGACCTTCCTCCGCGGATACAACAGGAACAGTTAATCTGTTTTCAGTTTTCTTCAATTCCACTTTTCTCCTCGACACTTTCTCCAAATATTCTGCTTTTTCTTATGAAGCCATGAAAGTCCGTATGTCAGTATCAGACCCTAAAAGTTTGGTAGGCGGCCTTTTTTGTGGCTATCAGTTTTACGAAGACTACTTCGATAAGAACATAGCAGAAACGTGGGCGGTCATTGATGCGGGACCGGAACTTTTCCGATCCTTCATCAATGGTTGCCCTTACTCTAGTTTTGTGCCGTTTGGCATGTCCCAGGACCTGGGGTTCACAATACCTTGGTCTTTCAAAACTCCTGTTTTGAATACGACCGAAGTGTTGCAACTTCAGGAACAAGATTCCTCTCATAGAGCAATCTGGGGCACTCCTTACTTTTTTTGGTTGACAGCCGAAAACTCAAACTACGTAACTGACGTCGCCAATCCCACTTACCTTAAGCTCTTTGTTGAGTTCGAAGGTTTGCGGTTCTATGGACCTCAGACGTGTAATACCATATCCCTGATGCACTTGCGACCACAGTCCGGATTGGAGGTAGTAGCAGCAGCCGAAGTTGCTGCTACAATAGCCTCCACAGTTGGAGTAGATGCCATATCTACTTCATTTTTGGACCGTTTCGCTCCCGTTGATGATTATGATGAAGAAGCTACAAATGGCACTTATGATTCCCCTCAGAGTGTGCAAATGGCTTTTTTTGGAGACACCACTTCAGCAGCTTTTGCGACCACCACCCCTATCTTCACCCCTGTGATGAAGCGTGGTGCTCTCAAAATACCCACAGTACATGATCTTCTATCTAGACCTCAGTATTTGTTTTCCGACAGTACTGCAGGTGGATTAGATAATCGTGCGGTCTCTGCTGACCCCATGACCTTTTGGGATACTAGCACTGTGTATCTTGAAAATTGGTTTCGTTATTTTGGTATGATGAACCGATATTGGCGTGGTACCATTAATGTACACGTCATTGTTTCAGGTCATCCTTTGGTGGAGGTCCAGTTTACTGGATATATCACCTACAATCATGCCAATCCCACTATAGCAAATCAATCAGCTACCTTTGCTACACACACGAGTCAGTTCTCTGGTTCTAAGCATATAGTCATGCCAATACCCTTTCTTACAACGCAAGACTATTTGCCCGTATCAGATGCCTACCCAGCTGACCCACCCACTGGATATTCTACTTTTTGTGCTCAATGCAATTTTGGCGCAGTTGTGACTTCTTATGTCACTCCTATTGCGCCCGTGATACCTTATTACGTTTTTGTATCTGCGGCCCCAGACTTCGCCTTTTATCAACCACTTCCTTGCGGTTTATACAATGCTGAGTCTCTGCCTTCCCCTAAGAAGAAAAAGAAGACCCTTGATCCCAAAGTTCAGAACACTTTACCACTAGTTCCACCCAAGAAGAAGAAAGTATCTCGAAAGGGAATAGTACCTCAGGTTGGTTTGCCCATGGGAGATCAAATAGAAGTCGCGCGCACTCGTGCGGCAGTTACTTCAGACCCTGGGATTTTTCCGACCTTATCTACTATTGAGGACTATATGAAAATGTGGTCCCGTTCCTTCTCTTTTGCTGATTACGATGGTGGAGAAGAACCAGTTCCAGATGCCACTGTTGCTTTTCAGTGTGCGTCCTGGTATCCCCCTGTTGACAGGACTGCCGATCTTGACTCTAACAACTCCTGGTATTTTACAAACGACTACGTCTCGTATCTTTCGATGTGTTTTATGTACTATACTGGTGGGATGTCATATAAGATAGCAGTCTTGGAGAATATCCGGGATTCTTCAATCACCA